GCCCATTTCGCGGTCCACTTCCTCCAAATAAGTAGCGTAAGTACTAACTTCCGGATAAATTCCGGTCTTTTCATAAAAAGCTTGGATTAGTGGCTGCGTTTCTCTGTCAAAGACAGCTTCCTCATATTGAGCAAATTCTCGACACACGTCTTCAATATTCATCTTGCAAGCAAGTTCATGATCTGGACATGATCGAATCCAATTTGGAGTCTCACGAAGAGTCTCAATTGCCATAGGGGCACGATAAATGCCATTCACCTTACGGAAACCTCGTTTGAGATAAGCCACCTCAGACAGTAGCCGATGAGCAACTAGCTCACCGGATTTGGCTTCATCAGTATAAATCATACCAAATGAAGCATATGCCTCAGTTACTGAGAGCTGATTAAACCAGCTCGCAATACTGTCAGAAAAATTAATGACGTTGTCATCCCCATATGACACCATGGAAACTACAGTATTAAATTGGGGGGGTATAACACCAGCCATTTTCGCACATCTTCTATACGCAATTCGCATTGAAACACTATTATAAAATGAATTCAAACATGTAGTAAGAGGATTACCTGATGGTTGAGAATGAGATAGAGCAATATATTTTCCTTCACACATCCAAACACTATTATATACATCTAGCATAAGAACCTCCCGAATCCGGGCATTTTCAGCACCATCATTATAAAATGCGTTCACTACTTCAACAAATCGAGACAATATACAAGAATTAAGTGTACCATCAAATGATGAGAAATCTCCGGCGAAAACTTTACTACCGAAACGACTTAGAACTTTAGCCGTCGCGGTCCAATCATATCCTACTGGGTTGGTACCTAGCGATTGTTCGTTCTCAATTCTATTTTCCATTACATGGGCAACGAAACCCAAAAAGTACATTCGAACCGCAATTGTATAGTCCATTGGTCCGTTAGCAAACACGCGAGTCTTAAGTGCATTCACTTTCTCAATTGGTCTCCTCTCATCTTTCAATGTAGCTGTCCAGGCGACAGGAATTCGGTTTCCATCTTTAGCTTGTGAAATACGATACATAACGGCGCGACGAACATCGGCATCAAAAATATAAGTTTGGTCATTACCTAGCCATCCAGTCTTACCATGAGTACCACCCTTACGATCTAAGACCCAAGGATAACCTGCTGAACTACCACGATTTATAGCACCGAGGAACGGCGAATCTTCACTACCAGCTATAGCCTCCTCAAAAGTAAGCACACGAGCTAGACGCGAATCTCTACCACTCAACAACAGCGATTTAACTTCTGTAACGGCCTGACTAACTTCACCTTCTGGAATATATGGGGTATTTACAGAACATTTAGCAATATTTTTATTCATGACATTAACGTCTTTATGATACATAATGCATGGCTTCGTTGTTGGCTTGTGAACAGATCCGTGAATTACAGAGGGTATGATATCTGTTTTGTTCATAGCAAATGGGGGGCGTGAACACATACCTACAAAACCAAACAATGGAGCAGGCATCTGAAGAATATTCAAAATTTCAGAACTCTCAATTTCAGTATTCATTTGCAAATTAACGGGACAAATAGTAAAATTAGGCAATAAATCTAAATCTGTCATAACTACTCCATTCAACTTCTGGATACTACGAATAAGGTCTGCCTGAGTCACCGATTGAGCATAAGCTCTACTACCATCGGTGGCACCGGCGATATGAATTCCAGCAATTTTACGACACATAGTGGTTTCATTACAAATGACTGGAGCACCACAATCTCCGCTAATAGTATTCAATTGATATTCTATACAATCTCTAATATTAAGTGTAACTTCGCCAGAGGCGAGAGCCAAACATTTCATTTCGGCGCGGGTATTTCCTAAAATGGTGATAATACTTTTATCCGCAACGCTACGCAATGTTGGCAAACAAATATCTACTCGACGTACACTAGTTTCTGGCATAGTTTGGAAATGTTTTACAATATCGGTGTGAGCTTGAACTTGGCGAGGAAATTGCAACAATATAGCATCTTTATCATATCCATTACTGGCTTCAATATCTTGTACACTAACTACAGACCAAGGTTGTTCATAAATAGTACCAAAAATATTCTCCAATATAATTTCGTCCGTTGAGTTAAAATAATTCAGCAAATGTTTTGGAGTCAACATAATAGTATCACGCACAAACAATCCATTAAGCACTGTTGTAACTACACCGTTTCGACGGCGCAACACCTTATATAGGTTACCTAGTATGCGATGTGAAATCAAATCCATTGCAGTAGCATCTTTCCAAGCTTCGAGTTCCACTTCCTGCGGGGCATTTTCTATTAATACGGAACGTGCTTTACCTGTGAAGTTATCACCTGAGCTTAAAGCTTCCACACGCGTACGTGGCACACGGTTGGTTCTGGCATCACCAGAGGCAAAAGCCTCAATAGCGATGTCATCACCTTCTGTAGACACGACTCGTGTCTTCTTAGTACGTGAATCTCCTGAAACTTGGGCTTCTGTAACCAAAACCTTGCGCACATTTGTGCGATTATCTCCAGACGACATAGCTTCTACGACATTACCTACGCGATGATGATTATTGTTTACAACGGGAGTGGTAAACCACTTCCAAATACCGAATCCTGATAGAGCTAAAACAGCGAGAACTAGTCCACTCTTAAGAGTGGCATATTTACTAAATTGTTCTTTAACTTTCATACGCATTATATCACAAAACTCACTCCACTTCATTGGAGAACAGGCATCTTCAAATTTCTCTTCTTCAACCTCGGGCTCAAAAGGAGAACCCTGGAAACGAACGGGGTGCAATTTTGCAAAACGTGCGGGAGTTATACGTTCTTCAAGTGCCAAATTCATGGCCATAGATTGTTTATGGGATTTTTTCATAATAGCCAAAGCTTCCATCACAAATTCTTCATAATCTAGAGTCTTAATTCTTCCATCTTCGCCACAAATTGGTTGTTGAGTTTCAGCATTATACAATTGAACTAAATAGGGTTTAGTATCTACAGGTCCATCACACTTAGTAGTATCTAGTCTCTTAACGGTTTTACCAGTTGCGAGACTGTCGCCTTCCTTGGTATATTCTTCTTTGTTGACAACCTTACCACACAAATCAATTCTACGACGGTAAGCATCTGGGAATGTAAGGGAATTAACATTTTGTTCCAACACATTGCTAGTGAGAATTATAGCTTTAGAGCAAAACTTGGTTCTTTTCTTTTCTTCTAGACTCGCCATATGTAGGGGATAAGGTGCAAGATTAGCAGCACGAATCAATTCCATAAATTCTTCATTAGGCGCAGCTAGTGAATCGCCGCGTTGTCCAAAATCGTCATACACAACCACATTCTGTCCGGCATAGCCATCCCAAAATTCTTGTTCAGTGTTCCTAAAATATACTTCTGTAGCAAATTCTCGAGCAGCTTCAATTGTATCACTCAAAGCACAATGCAAATCACACGCCAAAGGCCAAGCCATTCCAGATTTACCTACGCCGCTTTCTCCAAAAAGCAAGAAAACGGCGGGCTTCATACGCGGACGATTACCAAACACTCCAGTATAATCACAAAGTCGACGAGCTTCTTCTACAAGTTTAAAAGTACGGTGAAAATGAAGAGTACATTCAGATCGTAGACCTTTAGTATTAAGTAGGCTAGCATAATTCATACCTTCTTTAAACAAACGATCAACCAAAAACACTAATTTCTCATCTTTTTCTATACGTACAGCCAGTGGGGCTACCGTGTTATCCATAAGAGCAAATACTTCACTGGCCCATTTGTTATAACCAGAGAGGAAATTATCTAGTTCACTATCTTGCGCCAAACCTCCACAGGCGGCATTAAGTACATAATCACCGACAGTAGTAAAAAGAGGGATAGCAACTTTCCCCAGATCAAAAATTCCTTTCAAATTTCGGGACCTATCTCCAAAATATTTAATTACTGCATCGGTATCATTAGATTTTGGGAGACCTAGAGCACACAACATAGTTATTGCTATCAGACTACCTAGACCAGCTGCACTCAAATTACGATTAGCACCTACAAATTCAGTTAGATTACCTAGGGATTCTAGACTAAAACCTTGGAGTTCAACATCTACTGTATCAGAACTAACAACTCCAAAATAATTGCGAACTTTAGAATAAATTTCCGAACCAAATTCAACTAACAAATTGAAAAATAGAGAAACCAAACGTAGACCGGGAGCTGCCAAAGCAAAATTAACTAGGACTTTAACAATCTTAACCAATACATCAGTAATACCATCTCCTACAATAGAAGTCACACTACACAAAACTCCTTTAAGTGAATTAATAATAATCTGACTATCTTCTATAAGTTTCATAGCTTTGTCACCACCGTCACGCACCACCCTCTGAGTTTCCTCAATAAGGCGGTTTGTTCCAGCAACAACACGCATAGGATTATAATCTGCCAAACCTTGAAAAGTAACGCGACGCACTCTATCAATTAGGTAACAAGTGCGTTGAATATCAGACATTTTTGTAAATTTAATCTGTTGTTTCTTTGACATATCAATCATTGCAACTACGTGCTCAAAACGCATAAAAGGATCCGAAGACCCCGGTAACGCTCGAAGCCCAGTTTTAGCTGAGTGACCCACACATTCGCCGTGGGTCTTAGCGACTTCCGAAGAAGCAGAAACGATAGGATTGAGAGTTGAGTTGAGACATTCCATAGGTGGGTGTCGTAACGCGAGCTCAATACAAACACGGGTAAGCTCTTCCTTCGCCGTGTAGGGTGGTTCTACCACTATAGTGCTCCGCATAAAGCGGGATATGAGAATTCTCTCTAACTCGGGCTACTAAACCCGTCAAATGTCCACTGATTCCAAAGCTTTATGGAGCAGACAAGAGACGGTTTTTCTTCCTTTGTGTGCGAGAAAATTTTGTCCAGAAGGGACTGTGAACAACATCCCGGTGTTCACTTCCGGGGCAAACCTCAACCAACTTAATTGGTTTCGACATCAGTCGAGGTTCGCGGGCGTGGGGTAGTATTGGTGCCATAAATTGGGCACCCGAACAAAAATCCAAACGTCAAGTCATCTTTAGCACCGATATAAGCTTTAAGACCGGCAGGAGCATCAGTTCTAACCAACACTCCCAATCTAACATCCGTGGCACTATAAACAGTAGGCGGTTCGTAATTACACAAACCACGTCTAGATGTAATGTAAAAAGGTATTTGAACTTCGTGGAAAGGCGTGAGATCAGTATATGTCAAATGTTCCGGACCTTCTGTCTGACGATATCCATCGCCATAAACCTGACACAATCGCGTTGTGACGGAGCGACGAACATTTTCATTAGTATTAGGAACTAGTTTATAAGATACACCTCCGCGATAAAAAGCAAATATGTTACAGCAAAATCCTATAAAGCCACTAAGGCCTCCTACCAAATTAGTATTCAATAGATATTCATCAGTCACTTGCAACGGGAATGCCCGATGTGAACGAGTAGCTTGGCGGAGATTTGTTACCATCTCTCCACCTACCAAACATGCGCTATTAATAGTATTATCTGCCGTATTAACTTGTCCAAAAGCTATAGTAGAAGCGGCCAAGGGTTCATTTGAAACGTTACCCTGAAAAATTACAGTTATAATATCTTTAACTCCTTCGACTAAAACTTGAGGCAATGACTTAGTTTGATGATCGCCAGATGTGGCTTCTTCTTCTACATCTCCTTGAAACTTTACAGACCTAACTGGAGCCATAGGTGGAACTTCCAAACCCATAGATAGAGGGCAGGCAAAACATACATTGGTTGCCCACTTCCAAACGTTAACTTGTACAAAATTAGATACAGTATCGGGACTAGACAGAGGAGTAAGACTACGTACAATGAGTGACCCAACAGTACCATCGGGTCCAGTATCAGTTCGTGCATTATTCGTTGGATTACGACCACTACGGCACATAACATTTTTATGCATATAAGGAATCACAAATTCAACTTCATTCTGTTCGGTCATATCTAGAACATGTCTCCAAGTATTAGTAGTATCTAGCATTGGAATATCAGAATCATCTACATCTATTCTAGGAACAAATAGTACTTCCAGCCTTCCAACATGGAAAGCCGTACGGGTAATAGAAATTTTATAATGCAAATCAGCCCGCCAATAGGCGAACTGAGTCGCTAGAGCTTCAAATAGTGACATATCATACACTTCATACTCACTTGACCCAATGGTCCAACTTGTAAATCTAACATCGTCGATAGCAGGTCCAACCGGCTGGTTGGCAAGCGCAGCTTTAGACTGCGCTCCCTTCACCCAACGCAAAGTACTAACTAGAGCGGGACGAGCAGCAATATGTTGTATATCCATTTCATCAACAACTTCCATAAAATTATTCTCTTTCTCAGCAATTGAATTATCAGCAGCCATACCTAGCACAACAGCACTATCTTCAGCTTTAAAGTTGGTGAAACCTCGACCTGGAATATTAACTATAGCATCTGAAGCAGAACCCTTAATAGGTCTACTCCAACCAAAAATCGAAGCAACACCAC